ACTTTAGTAGGACGAATTGATATTGCTTTTTCTACACGATTAATCACTTTTCTTTTTAGTGAAAGGATAGGGCGTTTAGTGTTTGTTGGTGTTTTTTGCTGAGAGGGTTTACTTCGATTTAAGGCTGCTTTCAGTGCCATATTAAGTGCTTTGTTATATTCATAAGCTGCTTGCCTGGCTCTTCTACGCTCATTTCTACGACGACGAGCATTATCATAACCATGAAAGTTACACATATTACCTCCTGACAATAAGTTTTGGTGGTGTGTGATAGGGCTAAGCGTCAAATTTACAGTCATCTTGGTGGTACCCTGGTATTGGCATTAGAAGAATGACTGTATTTTGGCAATTTCACACACCCCAAAACCGACTGTTTGGGTGTTTTGTGGTTACGCTTTTTCAGCGAAAGAGTGTTAAAGAGCGGTAGTATTCAACTGTCGTCACTTGCCTTCATGTTCATATGCCTCAGGCTGGCTACTTGGCAACGTCCGGCAAGGTTTCAGATAACTCATGGTATTGTCTGGCGTTTGCCTGTTGCAGTGAGTTGATAGGGTAAATTTATCTTAATGATAAAATAAAATCAAGCGAAATTGATAAATAATTTATCAATGCATGTGATAAAAATTTAACTATTTGAATAATATTGATAAATTATTTGCTTAAAAATTTACCATAAAAAACCAGCTATTTAGCTGGCGTTAGTTGTGATTGATTGGCGAATAAGTAGCTATCCTAGCCTAGAGTAATTTATATTCCATTTACCTATTGCAAACCCATTTATACTGAATTGTTCTTCGTTATTGCAGTTTATTTCCCATTTTTCATAGAGGCTGTTATCACTAATTACTAATAATTTATCCCCAGCCAATTGTAGTCGTTTTATATGCATATTTTCACCAAAAGTGAATGCATATATCCCATCTCCTATGTATTGTTTAATCGTTTTGTCAATAACTACAAGAGAACCAGGATCTATTGTACCCAACATGCTATCACCTACAGCTGTAATAATAGCTAATGATGTAGACGGTCTTTCTCCAAACATTTTTAAGGCATGATCCGGGTTTATTTCAACTGCCTTTATAATAACTGGATACTCACTATACACTCTACCACCTCCACAGCTATACTCTGTATCGTAATGGTTTATCCTGTATACATGATCAGTATAGTTTTTGGAGGAATTTTGCAAAATGCAACAATCATCTTTTTTAGATGGATTTAAAGTTTTGTTATGAATAACATCCATCCATCCTATAGGAAGGTTTAAGGATTTCTCAATACGACGGGCAATTTTATCGCCTATATTACGTATTGGATTATTACCGCTGATCTGACTAAGCTGCGCAGCAGGTATGCCTATTTTATCAGCCAACTGAGATTTCTTATTTTTTCCTGATACAGTGAAATCCTGAATCAAGGCATGCAAATTAGCACGTCTAATGTCTTTTGTTTCCATATCTACATATTGGCATCTTTAATCAATTTGATAAATGTACAAATTGGTAAATTAATCTTGTTATTTATTTATCATTAAGATAAAGTGATTGTGTTATAATCAACTTTAAAGGTAAATTGTATGACAAACGATTTACTCCGTTGGAGAAAAGAGTCTACCCAAGATGATTGGGTACGTCTTGCTCAACTAGCAGGGACAAGTGTCGGTTATTTAAATCTAGTAGCTTATGGATACCGCAGGGTATCTCCCAAAAAAGCTGAGCAAATCGAATTAGCAACTAAGTATTTTAATTACTTACCCGTAAAAAAAGAATTATTAGTTTTTACTACTTTAAAGACTAGCACAAATTAGCAACACCGCTCTTTAACAACCTGGCCTCCCTGAAATTGGGAGATTTATAAATTCCCAGCCCATCGGGAGGGAATACTATTATCTGAAACTTGTGGAATTAAGTGTAGAACATGATTGCTGCAAAGACTATCAAATTGTCAGGCAACTCTTAACTTAGTGAATCTTGTTCGTGATACCGCAAAGATTGAAGCATTGGGAAGTAAAGCAGCATTTTTATGTTTTACTGGCTTACTCTGACCATAACATTTACGGCGTACATCACGAATAATAGCTAATTGATAGTCACTTGCTGTTGGGTGAAATTCTTTAATGTGTTCGTAAGATTTATTCGGATTGAAACGTTTAGAACATACAGGGCATATAGCAGATGTTTTTTTCATAATATTTTTCCTTAACAAATTAGATGAATAAATAGTCCTGTTTGTAATGGAAAATGGGTTCTGCCACTTCGGTACATTGTCTCTTAAGAGATACGCCGTCCGCCCGTGCGTTAGAGTGCGCCGTTCACTTTTTTCAATCTCTGGCTGTTTGCCTTTGATAAATATTATATTGAACTATAAGTACAATAAACACAAGTACTAAAAGTACATTATTTTGGTAAAATTTTTTTAATGAATATTATCTTCTTGATTTATAGAGGATTATTTTTTTTCTTTTTTAACATTTCATTGAAAACAGAATCAAAATATTTTTTTTGTTTTCTCATTTCTTCAAGGAAATATAAAGCTTTTTCTTCTGGAAGATCATTAAATAATTCGATTAATTCAATATGTTCTGGAGTTAAAGTTTCTTGAAATGATTTTAGATTATTATCAAAGATGATATGTGAAGCAGGGTTTATTTTACCATGTTGCAACCAAATAGGATCACACTTTAAAAAATTAGCAAGAGCATAAATTTTATCTTGTCTTGGCAAAGACTCAGCATTGAACCATTTACTAACAGCCTTAGAAGTGACACCTATAGCTTTAACTATAGCTGCACCTCTACCGTGTTGGCTTAACCCAGCTTGTTCACAGGCTTGTGCTAGCCTCTGGGAAAATTCTTTACGCACTTTTTCACTCTGTACCATAGGTACAATATAAACCTCTTGCAAAAAACTATCAGTACGATAATATACGTACTGTAAGTACATAAGGAGAATGTCATATGAACAATCTATATGACCCAATTAAGAATATAGGTATATCTAAAGTTGCTAATGCATGCGGTGTTAGTGATAGAGCTGTTTATAAGTGGTTAAAAAATGGATTTTTACCTAAAACAGAATTTTTTGGTAAAACGAATTATGCCCAAACGATACAAACAATATCCGATGGAAAATACAAAGCAGAAGATTTACTTAATTTGAGTAAGAAAAATCTTCTCTCAAATTGAATAACATATCTACATTTTACCGAACGATGCGGTATACCATCGGGCGACCGGATAGCATTCTGCTAAATGGCTGAAGCGGCAAAACCCACTTAATAACTCACAATCTCACTCTATCTATTATTTTTTCACAAACCTCATAGGAATATTGAGGTAGGGAATTTTATTACTTAAGGATTATAACCATGGAATATTCAAATACTATCAAAATCACTTGCAAACCAGAGCATCTAGAATCTTACTTCTACCAGAAGATGGCATCAGAAGGGGGTAATAACGGGTTTGCCAAATCACTAGGAATTCACCCATCAACAGCGAGTCGGGATAAAACCAGAATATTTAAATTAGCCTGTCAGGTAGTTTCAGAATACGGCTTGCCTAAGCATGTGGTGAGTGTGCCTAATTCATCGACGCAGGGAGTGGTCATCACAAATATCTCAGGTGAAGAGATACGTAAGCTGATAGATATGCTGGAACATTTGAGATTGCCAAAAAAAGAAGCTCCAGAGTTAAAAAACAATGGAGCCTGCAAACATCATATCCAACTTTAAGTTTGGGTTACCTTTCAAGGAGAAGGGAAACGCCAGTTTTCCCTTTTTTCTTTCAATTTCAGCGAGGTCATTATGGCAAATAAACGCCGATTTATCAATAAAAACCATGAAGAAAAAGCCCATCCAGATAGTCCTGATGGGCTATTGGTTACTGCATCAAAAAATAAGCTTTTCGCACATCGGTTTGTAGCAGAATTCAGAAAGTCACAAGGAGTTAAAAATGGCTGCAACAGTCACCATTGAGAATTACAAAACTAGAGCTAAAAAGTTACTTCCTCAGCTACCGAAAGAAAATGGTTTTACTTTTATCCCCAACAGATTTCTTGATGATCTTCTGAAAGAGGATTTCTCAGTAGAGCAACTCAACGAAATTCTTAGCATTTTTAAACAGGAGGTTGTAAATGGGTAATTTAGCAATAGATAACGTCGTCCAATTAAGACCAGCTGATGGCATGGAGAAAAAAGTGGCAAAAATAGAAGACGGATACACAAAGCTTGCGAATGAGCTTTATGAAGCCTTTATTGGTGCTGATTTAACCAGAAATCAGGCTAAAGTTGCTCATGCCATTTGTCGTAAAACTTATGGTTTTAACAAAAAAATAGATCGAGTTTCAGATAATCAATTAAGCGAGTTAACTAAGCTGCCGAGACAAAAAGTCAATAAAGCTAAAAACGAACTTATCGCTATGAAAGTTATCGTTAAAGTTGGGATGATGATAGGTCCAAACAACAATCTTTCTGAGTGGGAAATTTTAGAATGTCACCAAAACAGTGACAAATTAAATAATGTCACCAAAACAGTGACAAAAAGTGTCACCAAAAGCGTGACAGGGTTGTCACCAAAACAGGGACACACAAAAGAAACTATTACAAAAGAAAATAAATATAATAATACACCCCTCACCCCTCACGAGGTGAAAGGGGAAGAATTGGCTAGACCTGAAAAGCGAAAACCCCAAACACTGAACTACAACGATTATCTGGTTGCCTACAACGAGGAAGTGGGTGACAGACTACCCCACGCTGTTGAAGCCAATCCCAAGCG